GGTTCTGACGCTCGTAATTATAATCTTAACTTTGTTCGTCAGTTAAGAGGAAATTATAATAATTTTTATGGAGATAACATTTTCATTTTACAAAAAGTGAATTAGGAGATCCACAATATGTTTCATATAAATAATACACAAATATTAACACCAGAAATAGAAGTATTACAAGAGTTAAAATCTCAGTTAGCTATTAATGGAATAAATCTATTCAATAAGTTTATTGAAACAGAAAATCATATTCAGTTTAACTGCCCTTCCCATAAAGGCGGTCAAGAAAGAAAACCTTCTTGTGGAATTACTAAAAATGATATTATTCAAGATTTAGGTAATGGCAAAAAGAAAGTTATTGAAGCCGGAACTGTTCATTGTTTTCGATGTGGTTATACTACTTCTTTACCTGAAATGATAAGTGATTGTTTTGGTAAGAACGATGGTGGTCTATTTGGTATTAAATGGCTTTCTGAAAATTTCATTACTCAATCTATTGAAAGTAGAAAACCAATTGAACTTAAATGGACAAGGAATAATAAACCTGAAAATAAACAAATACAATATGTATCTGAAGAAGAATTAGATTCTTATAGATATATTCACCCCTATATGTATCAAAGAAAATTAACTGATGAAGTTATAGAACGTTTTGATGTGGGGTATGATAAAGATTTTGTTTTAAGGTCAAAAACTACTGGACAAGAAAAACATTTAGAATGTGTAACTTTTCCGGTTAGAGATATTACAGGTAAAACTTTATTTATTGCCCGAAGATGTGTTCATAACAAAATATTTCATTATCCAGATGGTGTTATTAAGCCTTTATATGGAATATATGAATTATCTCAATTAGAGGAATTTCCAAAAGAAGTTTATGTGTGTGAAAGTATTATAGATGCCTTAACTTTGTGGACTCATAAAGATAAATATGCTGTCGCTTTAAACGGTTTAGGCACATCTTTACAATTTGAACAATTAACTAATCTTCCTTGTAGAAAAATAATATTAGCAACCGATTCAGACGAAAGAGGAATGCAAGCTCGTGGTAGAATTAGAAATAATGTGAAAAATAAATTTTTTGCTGAAATTATGTTGCCCGAAGGGAGAAAAGATATAAATGAATGTGATTTTGATGAAATAGAAAATCTTAAAATAACCAATTATTTTTAGATTGTTATATTATACAAAAACACAATGAAATCTTTGTGTATTGTATGTATTTACTTTGTTAAGGATTTATGTTATAATCATAATATACTTTTAAAAGATATACAGAAAAAGTAAAACAATTGAAAAGAGAAAACAAAACCCTACAAAACAATGAAACGAGGCACTTTAAAATGGAAAATACTTTGAAAATGTTCAAATCTTTAGACTCTAAATCTTTATATAAATATACATATGAAGAACTTTGTTTGCAGTATAAATCAAATCAGAACCCTCAAATACTTGCTAATGTATTTATACGGGTATATGACTTGATTAATAAGTGTGCAAACAAGTTCTTTATTTTTTCATCAAATGATATAAGTAGTATTTCAGTAACCACTTTGGATTATTGTTTACAGCATTTTGATACTAATTATTCGACTAAGTTTACACATTATTATTACTCAATATTGTATAAGAAGTTTAATACAGAATTGAAATCACATTATTATAATAAAAATAAAGCTAACACTATTTGGAATATAAACATTTTTTCTGATACAAGTAGTTTTTGTCCTAAAAATGATTGTGATTCCATTTTTGAAGTTGTTGGAGCAGATGAAAGTATTTATAATTCGTCAAAAGATTTTGAAACAAATTTAATAACCTATATGGTCATAAACAATAGTACGCAGTTATCAGATAAAGAAAAACAATGTTGTAATTATATAATGAATTCAGGACATAAATGTTTCAAATCTGAAATTGCAGAAGCATTAAACATTAGCCGCCCAACATTATATAGTATTTTTGATTCTCTTAACAAGAAATTAAAAATTATTTTAAACTAAAATTTTACACTTTTCTTTTGAATTACAAAATAGTAAATGAAGATTGTTTAAATGGTTTTTGAAAGGAAAGTGATTTATATTTTTAACCGCTTATTAAGAAGATTTTCTGTTTGGCTTTTTAGAAAGGCTTATGGACTTGATAAGTCAACAAATTTATTTTAATTAGATATTTTTCGACTTTTAGTCGTAAAAATATAAAACACATTTACACTCAAAACGAGAAAAAGAAAAACTTAGAAAGGTTGTGAACTTAATGGCAAAATTTGGTGTAACTGATGCTGACAATTATGGTGGACAAGGAGGTAATTATTTTTCCCTTAAAGATGATGGTGATAGTGCTGTTGTGAGATTTATGTATAATAGCATTGATGACATTGACGGTTATGCTGTTCATAGAGTAGATGTAGGTAATAATAAGTTTAGATATGTAAACTGCCTTCGTGAATATAATGACCCTCTTGATGTTTGTCCTCTCTGTGCTGCCCGTAATTTCCAGCAGGCAAAATTCTACTTCAATATTTATGATTTAGATGAAGAAGAAGTTAAAATTTGGGAAAGAGGTAAGCAGATTCTTAAAAGTCTTGTTCCTGTACTTCAGCAGATTAATGGACCGATTTGTGGTACACCGGTAAAGATTATAAGACACGGGCAGGCAGGAGATCAATATACAAGATATGATTTTGAGCTTTTAGCCCCCGACGGTGTTACTATGGAAGACCTTCCAGACCCTGTTGACCCTAATGAGAAGATAATTCTTACTTACACCTTTGATGAATTACAGAATTTTGTAAAAACAGGTAGGCTTCCTAATGCAGAAGTAGCTGTAGATAATTCTAATGGTTATAGTAGCGGACATAATAACAACTATAATAACAATAGTGGTGGAAATGAAATAAGAAGACGCTATCCCTCTAATGATAATAACGGTAGAGGTGGCACAGGTAACAATCGAGCGTTTTAATACTTAATTTTGATTTTTAATTTTAGTATAATAATGTTTGATTGGAGGTAGTGTTTTATGCCATTATTTAAAATGCCTACAAGAAACACTATGTCTGATTCGGATATACTTAATAAATCTAAATCCATAAAGCCGTCTAATCCTGTAATGAAAGGTTCCGGTTCACTTATATCAAGAATAACATCTATATCTAATATGGTGCAAACTAAATTAGGTAAGTATAAGGATGAATATGATGTTATAAGAAATGAATCTAAAAAATTGCATAATTATATTTCTAAATGTATAGAAAATGGTATTTGTGCAATAGATACTGAAACTACAGGATTAGACCCTATGTTAGATGATATTGTAGGTTTTAGTATTTATACCCCCGGCGAAAAAGCAATATATGTGCCTATTAATCATATTTCTTATATTACTACATTAAAAGCGGATAATCAAATTAGTGTTGATATAGTAAGTAAGGAATTACAAAGATTAGAAGATAATAAAGTAAGAATAATTATGTTTAATGCCCCATTTGATATTAGAGTTATTTGGAGTCATACTGGAGTTAGATTACATTGTTATTGGGATTGTTATATTGCTACAAGATTACTTAATGAAAATGAACCAAGCAATGCTTTAAAGGCTTTACACGTTAAATATGTGGAAAAGACAGAAGATGAAGCTTGGACATTTGGTAAACTGTTTGACGGAATTGTATTTTCTTATGTACCTATCAAAGATGCTTATATTTATGCCGCTCGTGATGCTAAAGTTACATTTGAGCTTTATGAATATCAATTACCTTATTTGACATTAGGTACAGAAGAATGTAAACAACATAAATTAGAAGGTCCTTCTAATGTATTCTTTAATATAGAAATGCCTGTAATGGATTCCTTTATAGATATGGAGCAGACCGGTATTTTACTTGATAAAGAATATAGTATTAACCTTTCTAAAAAATATCATGAATATGTGGATAAGGCTAAAAACACTGTGGATTCCATATTAAAAGAATTGAAACCCGATATTGATAGTTATAGAAGATCTCATATTGATAGCGGTTTAGAAGATCCAGTAAATCCAGCAAGCAATAAGCAATTATCCTGTATTATTTATGATATTCTAAAAGTTCCTATTGTAGATGAAAGAAACCCTCGTGGTGTCGGAAGAGAAATATTGGAACAAATTGATCATCCACTTTGTAAAGCTATTGTTGAACAGCGTAAACTTGAAAAACTTTTATCTACCTATATAGATAAAATGCCGGAAATAGCACATCCTGATGATGGTAGAATACATTGTAAGTTTAATCAAGTTGGGGCCGATACAGGAAGAACAAGCTCCAACAGCCCGAATCTCCAGAATATTCCTTCAAGAGCCTGGAAACTTATTGACGGTACTAAGATAGATGCCGGCCACGATGTGAGAAGAATGTTTAGGGCAAGTCCTGGAAATATTCTTATTTCTTGTGACTATTCTGCACAAGAGCCGAGATTAACTGCACATCTTAGTAGGGATGAAAAAATGGTTCAAGCCTACAAAGAAGGCAAAGATGTTTATTCGGAAATAGCTTCCATAGCTTTTAATAAGACTTATGAGGAATGTCTTGAATTTAAGTTAGATGAAAATGGCCATAAGACAGATGAAACTAATGTAGAAGGTAAAGAACGTAGAACTGCTGCGAAATCAATTGTTCTTGGGATTAATTATGGTAGAAGTATTCCATCCATAGCCGAACAATTACATTGTGAAACTACCAAGGCTCAACAAATTTATGATGATGTTCTTAATAAGTTTTCAGGTCTTAAATCTTTTAAAGAAGAAAGCGAATCCTTTGCCAGAAAATATGGATATGTAACTACTGTTTGGGGTAGAAAAAGAAGATTACCCGATATGCAGTTACCCTATTTTGAATTTGAGTATAAAGAAGGAGCTTTACCAGAAGATTTTGATCCATTAAATGATGATATAGAAGAATCCTATAGTGCCGAAGTTCCACAAAGTATATGTGATGAATATACTAAAAAACTTTTAAATGCCTCCTGGAAACAAAAACAAAAAATTAAGGATGAATTAGATAAGAAAGGTATTAAGGTATTTGAAAATTCTAAGAAAATAGGGGATGCCACAAGACAGGTTGTGAATTCGCGCGTCCAAGGATCAGCTGCAGATTTGACCAAACTTGCTATGATTGAGCTTTATAATAATCAAGAATTAAGAGATTTAGGATTTAAAATGTTAATACCTATTCACGATGAAATCCTTGCAGAATGTCCAAGGGAAAATGCTAAGAGGTGTGGTCAATTAATGGAACAAATGATGATTGATGCCGCTAAAGATTTAATTGTTCCTATATCTTGTGATGCTGAATATACGGAACAATGGTATGGACACTCTATAGAAGTTTAATGGTTTATTTATATAAAAACTATGTAATTTTAACATTTTTATGTTATATTGTTAATATCGAATTAATCAGAAAAAGGATTTGATTGTTTTGTCCAATTTTAATCTATTTTTTGCAGGTTCCCAGAATCAATTGGCAGAATCTTATCTGATGAATAAGGGTTGTAATAGATTATTATCTTATTGGAATGATAAAAGTCTCATAACTAAATGGGTAGAGTTTAAAAAACAGAATCCAGATTGCACAAATAAGTTATTCATTGATTGTGGCGCCTATACAGCTTATACCACTGGCGTTGTTATTGATATAGATACATATTTAAACTATATTAATGATATTATTGACTATGTAGATATTGTAGCGAGTTTGGATGTGATTGGTAGTGATATCTGCCTTGATGCCGATAAGAAAACTTATGAGAATTATCTATATATGAAAAATCATATTAAGAATAAGCATAAGTTGTTACCTACATATCACCAGAAGGATAATCCTGATTATTTAATAAAGTATTTACAGGATACTGATATTGATTATATAGCTTTAGGTGGATTAGTAGGTAGTAATAAGAAAGATCTTTGTTCTTTTTTTGACGGTTGTTATAGTGTTATCAAGGAATATAGACCTGATATCAAGGTTCACGCTTTTGGTATGACATCCAGGTTTGTATTACAAAAATATCCTTTCACCAGCGCCGATTCTACAGGTTGGATAATGACTGCTGCCAATGGTTGTATTATGTCCCCTTGGGGTATTCTTAATGTAAGTAATAAGCAAACATCCGAAGCAGATAATTTTTATGCCCAACCAGAAATAATACAGAATAAGATAGAAGCCTATGTTAAAGAATGTGGCTTTACTATGGAAGAAATAAGTTCCGATTATAAACCACGTACTTTGGTTAATATTCAATATTTAAAGAGTTTTCAAGATAGTCATATACCCAAATTAAAAAGTCTAAATAAGAAACTGTTTTAGGAGGATTGTTTATGTGTACTATATGCGGTGGTACAAAAATGAATGAATATTTTTTACCCATTTTTCAAAATTCTCTAGATAGGGGTAGGGATTATAGTAATATATTTTATAGAAAAGGTTCTTGGATTTGTAATCATAGAGCTGTGCCTACTACTGAAATAGAAAATGCCGAATTTAATCAACCCTTCGGAACAGATTATAAGATTGTACATAACGGTACTGTAAGTAATGATAAAGAATTAGGTAATCCGGAAGAAATGATAGATAGTTATATATTTAGTAAAGTTTTAGATTTTACTAATATAACAACTATAAGGGATAGTTTATCTAAAATTATTGGTTCCTATGCCTTAGGTATTATGAAACCAGACGGAAATTTTTATATTGCTTGTAATTATAAACCTATCTTTTATGCTTATGATAATGAGAATAATTTCTATTTTAGTTCTTATAAACATCATCTTAATATGTTCGATAATGTAAAAAGACTTTCCCCTTATACCATTATGGATTCTGCCACTAAGGAAACTTTGAAACTTCCAAGACAGATTTTTGATAGGGCCCTGGTAATAGCAAGTGCTGGATTAGATAGCACTGCTGTTGCTGCCTATGCTTGTGCTACACATAAGGAAGTAACATTACTACATTATAATTATGGTTGCTTAGCAGAAACTCCGGAATTGATAAGAATCAAGAAAATTCAGGAATCTCTTAATAAAACTTATGGTAATTGTAGTTTATATGTTATGGACTTAGATTTAAAGTTTATGGCTCACGCAAGTACCTTATTAGATGGTGAAGAGGTTATTACAGAGGGTATTGCCGGTAGTGAATATGCACACGAATGGGTACCTGCCAGAAATCTTATAATGATGTCTATGGCAGTTGGTTATGCTGAAGCCAATGATTTTAGTTATATTTATTTAGGTACTAATCTCGAAGAAGGTGGTTGTCTTTCCGGAGATACTATTGTTAAACTTAGAAAAAATCAAAATTACAAGGTTTGTACTTTACAAGAATTATATGAAAGTTGGATATCTAAGGATAACAATAATTTCATTAATACGCAAGGTGAACTTACTATAAGAACAATGTTTCCTGATGGTACCCTACGTTATGTACCGATCGAAAATGTATATTGTACAGGTGTAAAACCTTTATTACAAATTACATTAGAGGACGGTAGTACCATAAAAACTTCTATCGAGCACGAATTCTTCACATTAGATGGATACAAACAATCTCAATATTTAACATTAGACGACAGTATTTATTGTAATGGTAAAAGATATTCTAATATGTCCGATGAAGAATATCAGGAATGGAAACGTAAACTTTCCATTGCTAAGCAAGGGGATAAAAATCCAAATAAGACCAGAGAAAATAGGGATAAAATTACTATAACAAGTAATTTAAAATTTGGTTCTGAAATTGTTACAGAAAATGGGTACATTTATGTAGGTGGGATGAGTTTTCATCCTTATTGTACTTCTGTACACAGAGTTTATAAGCATCGTTTGGTTGTAGAGGCCCTTCTAAATAATATGTCTTATGAGGATTGGGTTTATCTTGTAAGAACAAATTCTTTCACTGGTTCTGAAGTATTCCTAAATCCTTCTGCGGAAGTACACCATATTGATGGAAATACCTCTAATAATAGTATAGAAAATTTGAGGGTATTATCTAAAGTGGAGCACGCCGAGATTCATTTTAAAGAAAATTTAGAATCCGGTATATGTTATCCGTTATATTTTGATGTATGCACTCCAAAAAGGATTATTTCCATAGAACGTATAGGTGAGGAAGATACTTATGATATATCCGTCAGAGGTACTCATAATTATGTAGCAAATGGATTTATAGGACATAATAGTTATCCAGATAATGAACAACAATTCATACAAGACTTTAATAGTTGTTTATATGGAGCTGTTCAGAATGGTAAATATGTAGAAATAAGAACACCCGTGGGTAATCTTATGAAACACGAAATAGTACCCTTTGGTTTAAAATACAAAGCACCCTTTGAACATACTTGGTCTTGTTATCGTAATGGTGAAAAGGCCTGTGGACATTGTGGACCCTGTTTTATGAGACAGACAGCCTTTAAGAGAAATGGGTTAATAGACCCTATCGAATATGAGGAAAGAATCTGATAAGGAGTTGATGTAAATGTATTATGTATCAAAAAGAATGGAAATTGCTGGGGCACATAGATTAAATTTATCTTATGATAGTCCTTGTGGTAATCTTCACGGACATAACTGGATTGTAACTGTTTATTGTAAATCAACTGAACTTAATAAGGAGGGTATGGTGGCAGATTTTGCCAAAATTAAGAAATCCATACACGGAGTATTAGACCATCAGTTTTTAAACGAAATAATCGATTTTAATCCGACTGCCGAAAATATGGCAAAGTGGATAAGCGATAAAGTTACGGAACTTTGTGAAGTAGGTTATTGTTATAAGGTTTCTGTTCAGGAAAGTGAAGGGAATATAGCAATATATGAAAGAGATGAGGATTAGGTTATGTTAATTAGTGAAATATTTTCCAGTATTGATGGAGAAGGTAGTAGATCCGGTTATTTAGTTACTTTTATAAGAACCATAGGTTGCCCTTTAAGATGTAGTTATTGTGATACTTCTTATGCTTTTCGACCTGACAATAATACTAAGAATTTATCCATAGAAGAAATCATAAATGAATGTATATCTTTGAAAAATAAAAGAATTACTCTTACTGGAGGAGAACCTCTAATTCAACCCGATATTTGGAAACTTATAGAAAAATTAACTGATTTAGATTTTGAAGTTAATGTGGAAACATCCGGGGCTGTTTATGTAGATAAGAAACAATTTAGTTATAAGGTTTCAGAAGCCTATTATAAAGGAAAATTATTTTTTACCTATGATTATAAATGCCCTTCCAGTGGAATGACAGATAAGATGATTGATAAAATTTTTGTGGAACTTGGTACGAACGACCTTATAAAGTTTGTAGTAGGTTCTGCTGAAGATTTAGATTGTATGAAATCTGTTGTAACTAAATTATCCCCTTATAATCATAAAAATCAGTATTATGTAAGTCCTGTATTTGGAAAAATTAAACCTGAACAAATTGTAGATTATTTAAGAGAAAATAATTTACATAATGTTAGATTGCAACTTCAGATCCATAAAATAATCTGGGATCCAAATAAGAGAGGAGTGTAAAGTATATGGCTTTTGATTTTGAACTGGTAAAAGAGAGTATTAAAAATATTCTTATTGGCATTGGAGAGGATCCGAATAGATCCGGCCTTGTAGAAACTCCAGATAGAGTGGCTCGTATGTATAGAGAAGTATTCGAAGGAGTACAATATACTAATGATGAAATAGGTAAAATGTTTGATAAATGTTTCACAGATGTGGATACAGAGGATCTTGTAGTTATTGGTAATATTCCTGTATTTAGTTATTGTGAACATCATATGGCACTTATGTATAATATGAAAATTTCTGTAGGTTATATACCTAATGGAAAGATAATTGGACTTTCTAAAGTAGCAAGAATTGCTGATATGGTATGTAAAAGACTTCAGGTTCAGGAACGTATAGGTACAGATATGTGTGATATTCTTCAAAAAGTTCTTAATACAGAAAATGTTATGGTTGTAATTGAAGGGGAACATTCCTGCATGACTGCACGTGGTATTAAGAAACCAGGTACTATTACAAGAACAGCTTCCATTAGGGGTTGTTTTAAAGAAGATTATAATCTGAGGGAAGAGTTTTATTCACTTATAAAGGAAAAATAATTATGAATACCATCTATAATCAACAAGAAATAATACAAGCCGTAATAAGCTTATCCTTACAAATAAATGATTACTATAAGAAATCTACCAAACCCTTATTGCTAATTGGTCTTCTGAATGGTAGTTATATGTTTATGGCAGATTTATCTAAATATATCCGATTACCTTGTGAAGTAGAGTTTGTTAAGATTCATAGTTATGATAATAATATCAGGTCAGATAATATAGAAATTTCTTATAGTAATTTATCTTCTTATAATTTAAACGATTATAATATCTTAGTTATAGAGGATATTGTGGATACAGGATATACTATACAAAGTTTCCTGAATTATATAAAAAATACATTTTCTATTGACAATGTTAAGGTATGCACCTTAATATATAAGAAATGTAATAATTTGACAGGATATGAACCTGACTGGTATGGATTACTTTTGAATGAAAATAAGTTTTTAGTTGGCTATGGAATGGATAATGATAATAAAGAAAGAAATTTACCCTATATTTATTCACTTAACTAATAAAATGGAGGTTATTTATAATGAGCATTTCAATTAGTACACAAATAATGCAGAAGTTAGTTAATAAGGTTTCCAGGGGTGCCTCTAATAATAAGCTTCTTGCTCTTACAAGTTTTGTTTATATTAATCTAAAAAATAATCAACTTTCTCTTACTACAACTGATATGACAAACTATGTTACTGCCACTGAGTATAATGTAGAAGGTGAAGATTTTAGTGTTGTTATTTCCTTAGAGAATTTTGGTAAGCTTGTAGGCAAAACAACAACTGAAAATATTACGCTTGATTTGTCCCAGAATTCTTTGAAGTTTATCGGTAATGGTACTTATAACATTGAACTTCCTACTAATGAAGAAGGACAGCCTATTAAGTATCCTATGTATGATTTTATTCCTTCGGAAGAACCTATTACAGTAAAGTATGAAGATATTAAATCTATTATTACTGCTAATAAGTCTTGTCTTTCAGCAGATATGTCACAACCTGTATTGACCTATTATTATTGTGGTGACAGTGTTGTATCTGCTGATCAGTATAATATTTGTATTAATGACA